CTGAGCAGCCGCCGAGCCCCACTCGCGCTGCAGTTCCTTGTACTCGACCTCAGATTTTGCGCTAAACCCCTCCTGCTCCATCTCAATACGCTGGGCAGATGCCTTATTCCACCACTCCGCGAGCCCCTTTGCCTGCTTATTGGTCAAGCCTAGCTCATGCAACACCGGAGCAGCCGCCTGAGCGAATGAGCCGTCATCCCCCTCCGGCACTGGCAGCTCGTACTTGTCTGGGCTCTCAGGGCGTCCTAGGCGGTTATAGACCGCGCTCCAACCGTCCGCGTCGTCATCAGACTTGGGGGCGAGAATCGTGCGCCCGGCCTTGTCGGCACCGAATACCTTTTCGAGATTCTGGTAGGACAGCAAAGCGTCAGCCGGGCCTTTCCACCCCTTTGCCTTGACCAAATCGCCGAGCTGGCCGGCCGTATTCGGATCGAGCCCTTCCGGCGCGTACCATGCAGGAGCCGCTGCCTGGGCAGTCGGGTTGCCTGCTTGTGCAGACCCTTGATCGTCACTCATCTCTGAAGTCCTCTTGTAGATTAGTCAAGGTCTTCTCGTCTAGGTGCAGCGCCTCGACAATCATCTGCACCGTCTCCTGTCGGCCGACCATGCGGCCGATCTGGAACAAATCACCCTGAGCGCCAGGCGCCGCTGGCGGTTTCCCAAGCTTGGCAAAACGCTTGAGGTGGGCAAGAACCGCCCTGCCATCCTCGGATAGCTCATTGCTCTTTTGGTCTAAAAATATCCGCTTATAGGATCGGGTTCTGTGCAGAACCTGCTTGATCCTTGCCATCATCATTAAATTTGCATTCATGCGATCTTCTCATTGTTGGGCATAACCCAGGGATGCCACTCCTTGTGATGCTCCCCGCCGCAGCGCACTACCCCGCCAAGAAGGCCATGCACGGATTCATGCGAGCACCCGTACCCTTTGCCATTCCACGGGCAGCACCATACACACGAACGGCACAGCTCAGGCGCTTGCCATTTTGTGTCGGTCATTTGTATAGCTGGCGTAAATTATGGGCGACAACAAAGGAATAGAGGCCAATCATCGACAGATACAGCCAAATCGGAATAACATCTATCACGGTGTAAAACATCAAGATAATAGCCGTTTTCATTACAGCAAGCCCGTTAATTGTGCCGAGCTTTGAAAATAGCCAGCGCATAACCGGGTTCAGCTCTTTCCCGCCGCCATCCAAAATCTTGATAGTTGTGGCCGCGTCTGCAAACTGCAGCGCAACAAATATCGCAAAAAGGATTTCGTTTAACGATTCCGTAGCCATGTCAGATACTCCGCGCCTTCTTCTGGCTGCCACCAGACCTTGATAAGGTCGGGGTGCTCGTTTGGCAATTCAGGATTGATGGTTGTCAATACGCACGGGGATAGCGAGTTATCGCGAAACCCGCGCTCTTTCGCGAATCGGTCAAACACTTTGTAGCTCGCGCACTTCATAGCATGCATCGTGATGCCAGAGATCGGGTCTTTCAGTACGCTGTAGGCCGACTCATGTTTATGGCCTGCAACGTAGATGTGATCTCGGGTGCCGAGCATTGCCGCCTTCATTGGGCCGTGAGCCGGATTCCAGATCGACGATCCGCTGTGATCGTGGCGCGCGTTGACACGCACCTCTGCGCCATTCGGAAACTTCAGCGCGATGCGGGCCTCGCTGGATTTGTACATAGAGCTTTGCTGTTTTGCGATCCATTTAAGCGGGTCTCCAGCCCCAGACCAGGCGTCATGATTGCCGGCCAGCATATAGAGCCATCGGCACCGATTTACAAACCACTCGGCAAGGCGCCACGCCTGAGATGCGGATGTTGCCTGCTCGCTGTATAACCGAGCCAAGCGCCCAACCCAGTTGTTTGTGGTGTCCCCTACGTTACAGGCGAAAAGCCCTTCGACTGTGCGGCAGAGCTCGGTGTGGCGCTCGAGCGCCTCAATGTCCGTGCCGTCATCGTCAACGTGCGGGTCGCCAAAATGCAGCAACCCAATTGGGCCGGGAATCTTGATGCGGATAGGGATAAGTTTGCTGGCCTCCTCATGCTCGCGCTTGTGAGCGAACTTGCGCTTTCGCTGCTCAATGAGCTCCTCAATGGGAACGTCATCGTCTGGGATCGGGGTAAACTCAAATGCCACAGCGTTTCCCTCCGGCTTTGATTGATCGTAACCAGAACTTACGACCTCGTAACCGTCCCTTTTCATGCGCTTCAGCCTCGCAAGAAAGGCCCGCTCTGTAATCCCGAGCTCGGTTGCCGCCTTAACCCTTATCCCGTTGTGTTTCCGCAGCGAGGCTAATATTTGCTCGTCTGTTGCTTTGGCTAAAGCCACGACATTACCCTTCTTTCATGATCTTGATGCCGAGTTCTTTTCGGCGAAGATCGGTTTGCTTGTCGTCTCTTAAAGCCCGCCACTCGAGGTGACCATCAACGAGACGTAACTCCTCCTTGTGAACCAGGGCACAGTCGCAGCATTCGGTGTGCGTGTAGCCGCGCACGCGATACCATTTGCCCTCTTCCATCTGAACGACAGCCATCTTTTTTTTCGGCATTAGAATAGCCTCGCTTCCGCGGCCCTTCTGCGAACAAGGCCAGGCAGCACCTTTCCGCCGCCGCGAACCCATTTTGATAACTGCTCCTTGGCCCCGGCCCAATCGCCCTCTGCCATGCGCTTTCTTAGGGTGCTGGCTCGGTATCTAGCGGAGCCAAGGTTGTACGCAAAGTCGATCATGGCCCCGAGAGCGCCGGGGCTGTTAGCAAGGCTCGGCGTAGCGCGCAGCACCGCAGCGCCATAGTTGTAGCGCAGTTCGTGCATTAGCCAGCCCTCGGCTTCTGCCTTGCTGATTGGTGCGTGCTCCATTGTGACTTTTGATCCGTCCGGCTTATAGACGGTGCCATAGCCAATCGTCGGATACCCCGCCGGACAGATGTACGGTTTTGACCTAAAGCCCTCGAAGTGCTTACACAGATCGGCCGCGAGGCTTATTGCCTCATCGAGTTCGCTCATAGACGCGACCGACAAACCAGAAACTGAGAATCATGTTGAGTACCGCCATATCGTCAGCGCCCCACATTGAAGTCAGCACGGCCTTCCATTCGCCGCCCTGCTCAACCGCTATCGTAAACGCAGCAATTTTGACCGTAGCATAGGCGATAACAAAAAGATACGTCACGAACGGGCGAACGAGCGCAGAGATACCGGCCACGATCTTTCCGGCCGCGGTCGCTGTTGAGCCCTGCTCTTTGAGCGCCTCACTAATCGCATCGAGCTCGGCCATCGTCATGCGTGCTTCGGTCTCACGCATGGCAGCCTCGGCCTTTGCCTGGGCGATACGACCCTCTGCCTCGAGCATCGCGAGCTCATGCTTGCGGTCGTTCTTGCGGTCAAAGAACTTCAGCGCCTCCGGTGCGAGACGCAACAGACCGCCGAACACGCCGCCTAGCAGGGTTTCCATTACCTCAACCCTACTGCCTGCAGAAGGAACATTCCGCCAACAGTCAGCGCCGCAACGATAGCCCGGTCGATCCACTTGGCCGAATTGCTGCTTTCCCAGCTCGACTGCTCTAGCTTCTCCAGCCGGCGCTCAATCCTTTCGATGGCCTTGAATGCACGCTCCATCGCATCAGCCGTCTGGGCCTGATTTTGCTCCACCAGGGCTAGCTTTGTGATGGCGTCCGAAAGCTTGCCAAGGGCGGTCTTTATCTCGCCTACGTCCTCGTGCAGCAGGTTTAGCCGCACCGCTAAAATTTCTGCGTCGTTTGACATTGATTAAATCCCTAACACTTCGCGCCTAGGAACCGATGCAGCAATCTGCTCCGCCTTGGCAAACCTTTCTGCGGCCTGCCCAGCAATCGGGGCTGCGGCAAGGAGCTGCTGTGTTTGCGCGGCCTGCTGCTGCGCTACATCCATGGCCTCTAGCTCTTCGTCTGTACGGAGAGCTTTTGCTGGAACATTGTTGGCTTCGGCAATAACCTTGACCGCCTGATCCGCGTTAATGCGGCGCAGGACGCTCATATCGCCAGATGCCTGAGCAACCGGCAAGATGGCCTCAATGGTACGCAGGATGCCGGCAGCCTCTTCGGCACGCATGAGCCTGGCAAGCGGGCCGGTGTACTTCGGCAGGATTTCTCCACCCCCCATGACGTAGTCCATGAGCTGCGGCGGCGGAGGCGGCAATGCGCCTGAGGCGGACAAAAGATCAAGTTCGCGCTCAATGATCGGCCCCAAAAACTCCGACTGCTGGCGGCCCATTGTTGGGCCTAGCAAAGCGCCCTTCTCTTGGGCTCGCTGCAGGACTTCGGTTGCGGTCATCACGCGCGGGTTTTCAATGAGAATCTGGAACAGGGTGACCAGGAACGAGTCATTAACGGCCTTGCGCTTCTGGTCGGACATCTCTATGCCGATAGGCAGATTGCCGCCAGTCTGCAGCGGCTGCACCAGCGGCGTGCCGTCCTCTCGCAGATAGCCGTAATTCAACGCATTAGGGCGCACGGAGAAGGCGTTTAACGCCCCCTCCTCCGATAGGATGAGCGGTGGGTCGACCATGCGGTGCGCCATTCGGAGCATGGTCTTTTCCATTTCCTGCAGGGACTTGATGTCGGCAAGAGCCTCCATCGCAGGTGACCGCCCATAAATCTCTCGAGGCCCGGTAACGTACCGACCGACCGCGTAAGGCATTGCTCGATAGCCGCTATCAGCGAGCAGGACGTTGCCTTCTCGCGAGACATAGCGCGACTGGTACTGCATCCCCTCCGCACCAGCCCGGCCGCGCCTGTACTCGTCGTTCGGCTTCACGCAATGCACAAACTCAAATATGTCATTAGCGCGAGACCCTGCTGCGGACTTTATGCCTCGCGGGAGCCTTGCCTCCCACCCCGGCACCTGAACAGCCTGCCGAGCCGTAAGCTGGAAGGATCGATAAACAGTGTCGACACGGCCGGTGTGGTCGAGGTCGATCACGATCTCGGATAGGGCAATCGCCCGGTAACGCAGCGTAATGCCGGGAATCTCGTCGATGAATAGCGCGGAGGTGCCAAATGCACCGAGGCTCATGTAGCACTCAAATGCTTGGCTCGCAAAGTTAGCGGTCGGCGCGTATCGCTGACGGAACAGGATGTCCCGCAGGGAATCGCACCATCTCTGAACCGATACGTTCTCGTCGAGCTCTGGGATGCCGGTGTGCAACCCGTGCCACACTTGAGTAGCCGGGGTCAGCATTGAGTCCATCGCAGCCGAGAACCGAGGCAATGCGCGCTGCGCGGTGGAGTCGAATATCTTTTGGGATCGCTTCTCGCCCGGAGTGCGCCAGCCAGTCATCTCGGCCATCGACGGCCAGACTCGCTCGGCAACCTCCTGCCAATGCTGCTCCCAAGTGCCACGAGCGCCCTTTAATCGGTCGTAGCCCTCAAGCACTTCAGTTGCGCGTGAATCAGTCATTTATGCCCAACCCCTCGATGGATTGTTTGGCGGATTGATTGTCACTTCTGCAAGCAATTCAGCATCAAAGTTGCTTGCATCCATGACACGCAAGTTGGCGTGGTATCCGGGCACTGCCGCCATGACCGGCGCTTCAACGCCGTCCTGCTCGATGATCTCGCCCGTAGGCTTGTAGACCTTGCCCACGACGTCCAGCGCGTATTTGTGGCCGTCCGTGACGTGCCATCCGTCCTCGCCCTTGGTGACGACGCCTGCGGCTTCCAGCGCCTCGTACAGCGCGGCTTCAGATTTTGCTTTGAGGTAGATGTCCATAATTAGGCCGTCAGTGCTTGGAGGGTGGAGTTAGGCAGGCGCACGGGGTAGTACCGAATAGAGCGTATCCATTGCTGCCGTGCGTTGCCGCCAGAAGCCGCCCATGGCGAATTACCAATACCCAGCCGCACAGCACCTGCAGGAACTGCACCAGACACATCCGTTGCAACAGTCCCGCCGTTAACGCAAAACGCAAAATCGTTAACTTTTAGAGTTCCAACCATTTTGAATGGCACATTTGCTGTCGGCGTAAAAACTACATCTATTGTTGCTTGAGCAGATGCGCCGCTTCTTACAGCCCATGTTTGATTAGGAGCGGCTCTAACAAAATAAGCGGTATTGTCAAAAGTATCTCCGATTCCGGTGTAAACAATGCCGTCATTGTTAACTTGCACCATGCCTTCGTAATACAACGTCCCTTCCGTCGCGTTGTACCACGACGAGAAATTCGTCCCCGTCATGCTCGCCACATCTGCATTGCGCGTCAGGGCGGTGGTGGTCGTGGGGATGTAGGAAGTCGCAAAGGCACCGGCTTCAAATTGAGCGCCCCAGATGAACAGACCGCTGGTGCCGTTGCCGGTGTAAGAGATAGTGGTGCCGGTGCTTACCAAATCAATATCGGTAAAAAATGATGTATCGGTGCCGCCCAAAGTTAACGTATATGAGCATCGATACCAGCCATTTCCAACAGCTGTAATTGTTGCAGTGCCGCCTGTCGCGCCGTTTAAACCAGCGCTCGCAGAAACCACGGTTCCCGCCGACAAATCAAAAATGGCATTGCCTTGGCGTGAAAACGTAGGGCTTTCTGCAATTCCAACATAAATTCTTGTTCGCGTATTGGCTTTTGCAAAGAAAGAAACTGTATATGGGTTAGTGTTTGTTGTGCCGGAAATAGTACGGTAAATGCGATGCTGACCAGTGCTTGCATCTTCAATCAAACTATCTGCGGTTGTTGTGCCACTAGGCGCGGCGGTTGTGTCTGTTGATATCGTTGCGCCACCTTTTGTCCATGCAGCGTTACCAAAATCTTCGCTGTACGTCAGGCTATTCGTCCGCTGCTCCTCGATCAGCAAGCCCTGCGCGGCAAGCGTGGAGGGGTTGTAGTCAAAGCGCGGGGCGTAGTAGGCCGCAGTCGTCGTCGGGTAATACGTCGCCAGCGAGGACGTAACGCCGCCTTCCATGCCAGC